CTCCCCTCTTACGAGCAGTTGATCTAAACGTTTAAACCAGGTTGCATCGGGAAAACGAAGAGCCTACCTTGAGTAACAGTTGGAGCATTAGCTACATCTGCATTCAGGTAAATCCCGTTCCTTTCCGTGATTTTTCCAGAAAAACCGTAAGACAACAAAGTGCCAGCGGCATTAACTGAACCAAACGACTGGTTTAACTCATCACTAGGATACAAGGTAGTATTGTAGATTTGGACATCTAACGCAAAGTTGGCAGCGACAAGACCAGTACCATTAACTAAGTAAACAAAGTAATAAGTACCTGTTCTCGAACACGTCCAAACTGAATCAGGGTCAACAAAATCAACAATACCAATACGATACTCAGCATGATTAATACCTCCTGTTGTACCAAAAGGGGCAGTATCAGTTTGAGAAAAAGTATTGCCTTCCTCAGCAACAATGTCATCCATGATAGCACTTATCCTAGGTTGTGGTGTTCTGAAACGAATTGAATATGATATCATAAGGTCCCCAACGAATCCAGTAGTGTTATTACCCTGGACCGCCCAAATAATCCTGCCAAGATCATATGTTTTCAAGTCTCCAGAAACGACGTTACCACGAACGTACAAATTCTGTCTACTTGCCAACACTAAATCTTGTCTCTTAAGAACAACAGAACAATTACTCCAAACTGGCGTTTGGCAAGAGTCCTGTGTCATTAAGAATGCACTCTTATCTGGAGGAGGATCATCATATGTATCATAATCAAAACCAATCATGACTGAGCCTTGCGTGGCTGTGCTAACGGTCGGAATATAAATCAACTCAAAAGCAAGCACTTCATAAGACTCCCACAAAGTGGACAATTGTGATAACCATGGAAAAACTGAAGGTAAGCCAGGATTACAGGGTAAACTAAGAGCAGAATAAGCATTACTACCAGTTATGGAAGTAATCATTTCGGTATGTGTGAATACCATTGTATCAATGTTACTTCCTCGCTGTTGTAATGAGAAGCCTCTCGCTACGGGGGCAACTTGCATTCCAGTCCTAGCCACACCATAAGTCCCAGCAACTCTCTTGTTGCGGTTCCTACGACGGCGTTGGTTTCTGGTAAGCTTTTGCTTACCATTACCATTATTATTACCACTCTTTTTCTTCTTGGGCATCTCAATTAAGGGTCAAAAAGAAAAACGAGTGGGACATTTATTGCACCCAGTTGTCAAGCTGTATTTCGAGATTGGTGCTAGAAAAAGAGGCGAATCACTTCAGATCCATATCACAGATAGTCTCTAAAGTTTCACTCTCTAAGACGACTCCTATCCACTCCTCTGAAAACACACGGTCCACATAAGCAATAGTGAACTCAAGGTCTTCAATAGAGAGTTGATAGACGGTGGCCAGTTGTTGTAAAGTGGTGCGGTTGTACTTCAACTTCACAGGGGCGACATCTATCATCTTTCCTTCGACAGAGATAGTGCACCTCCCTTTGACGTTGCGGTACCGCCTATAAATGTTTAGGTTCACCTCATTCAAAATTGGAACGTGCGACCAAGAGTGTAAGTAACACTCTGACACATCACGCAACCAAGGTTCAATGGGCTGACCTTTATATTTACAGCACAAACCCTTAACCAGACACCTGCCAATCAAAGGGCAATGAACGACAACATCTCGTCCTCGTTCATCACTCACAGTGAGGAAGCGACCGGCAAAAATTCTGGCTCCATGTACATTATCATGATACAAAGCTTCAGGAGATAATCCCAACAACTTAATGTCGTTGATCATATCCCAAACTTTGTGCAAGTCTCTCCGATTAAAATAAAGGGCCATGTCATCACCGCCAAAGACGGCAACGTATGACTCCAAATTATATTTAAAGGAGCTACTCATGATCATTAACATGAAAACGACAGAATTCAAAGGGGTTGTATAGGCAACACCACTCAGCAAACAAGCAGCAAGGTAACCATACAGGTCATTCTTGTAAGTCTTGTAGTTGAAGCCTACATGATCAGTAATAAACTTACGATCATTGCGGCTCAACCCTAACTTTTGAAAGGCATCACCGGCCAATACCAAGAAAGGTCCACGCATGGTTGCTTCAGCTTTACTAAGGTCTATTTCCATGGACACAGAACGCTCTAGACATAAGCCTCGAGCTTCCATGGCCTCTGAAAATAATTTCCCTAGTTTTAGGTTGTTACGGCAGGGTGCAAAAATGAAATTGCTCCTCTTGCCATCACATAACCTAACAAGCTGGTGCTTGATGCAGTTCATAGCTGGTCCGTTACGTACTAGATTGTGAGGGTTAGCTGGGAAGAAAGCACGGGGTTTAAATTTGGGCTTGACAACGGTCACCTCGTATTTACAACACACAGTAAAATTAAAAGTGTGTCGATCAACGGGCATGGGGTTGTCACGCGCACGCTGCAGCATTTCCTGTTTTACGAGAGGAAACTTCTTCTTCCACTTATTAAACCAATGATGGTGTCGCAGTGGAAGAGAATTTTTCTTCAAGAAACTCAGGGAACGCTTAAGATAAACTTCGTACTGTTCCCATTTTTCGGTGACAACTGGGTTGAGGGCACTCATGAACCTGGCGCGTAACGCCAAGTTAACGTTATTGCAACAACCAGTATATGACATGACGTCATAACCAGATACTGCAACTAACTGCATGATTCCTCTCTCCCGATCCATAGGATGCGCGCAACCACAGTCACCCAATCGTCTGATGACAGACTTTCGTTGGTGAATGTAGCCATTGACTCGTAAACCGGGCACACGCTTGATAAAATTGCTTCTACCAATGCGATAAACCTCTGGTTCACGAACTGCGTCAGTTGGTACCGTCCCGAAATCAGTTTTACAACAAACATCGGGTATGAACGTATTGCCAGTGAAACGGTGCATGTGTTTGGTCATGAGTTGTTTAAAACCCCAAACTCCAACACAAAACGCGCCCACGGCCAAACCACCTTTCACACACTTGGTAAGTAATGTGTCTTGCGGTTTGAACACCATACTCAAGGCCTTGTTGTAAGCTGCTACTCCATTCGCGGCCAAACGCAAATCATACAACGACAGGCTGGCTTCCCCCCTAGTTTGGAAGGCAGCCAAAATCGTATTTTCAAAATGTTCCTCCCATAAAAGTGGAAACAACTTTGAAATCACAACATACCTGTCATTTAACGATTCACGTTTTAATCGTGAGATCAATGAACGAACAGTTTTGTCGTTAAACTCCTTCATACGAATATCGCTGAGGGCCACACGATAAAACTGCGCATCCAAGACCGCATGTTTCTTTTTCTTAGTCAAGTAGACTTTGTACTCAGCAGAAGTTAAACTGCTTCGTTCAAAACCTAAACCTAAACTACGATCTAAGTCGAGGCCGATTATGCTGGATGACCAATTTGGGCGTACTGTTCGTTCACCTAATTGGAAACACCCAAGCTCCATTGGTCCATATGTTGTCACAACTTCATAAGTAATTGTGACACCATCAGGACACCATGTGCCTTTGCGTAACCACTCACAACTAGGATGTTGATATAAATGTTTCTGCTCGCCTTTGCCAACAGCAACATTAACTATGTCACCATTAACAAAGTAATTATATGTTCCACACAAATTCGATGCAAAAACTTCGGCGAAAGAATGGTGTAAAGTGTAAAACTTTCCACCAAACTTCACACATAAGTCCTTGATGAGTTTGGGGTTCATATAATACAATGCGTCCACACAAAAAGCAACAGCATTTAACTCATGATGAGTGCACAACAACGGATCACACAAACACGATTTCTTAGGTCGGTTTCGGATACCATCATGGGCACTAATCAAAGGCATAATGCTATGCTTATGGGCAGACTGCAAACGAGCACTACCATAAACATCAACGAGTTTAGGTCCAAGCCTACTTTCCATGTCTCTTTGGGCGGCAAATCGGAATGCCGCAGCCAACCCATGGTCATGGACACCGTCACCAAACTCATAACCATCACCGAAGACAGAGACAAAATGTTTCTCTTCCTCAGGGGTCAATGAATAAGGTATCCGGATTTTCGGCTTGCTTGGCTTTTCGCTCAGAGGAACAGGCTTTGGTGGAGCTAAGGGTTTTTCCCAGGCTTTACCCGCTTGCGCTTTGATTTTCTTTTGGAGAACCATTTGCGTTTTGCGTTTAGAGCCTCTCCCGGCCTGTTTGCGTTTTTGCTTACGCTCAGGAGACCTTTCAACATTACCATTCCTTATCTTCAAAGGTTCTTCTTTAACCACATGATTATGTTTTTGAACATTCTCAGCAGTCAAAGGAGAAACGATGATATTGGGGAAAGGTAAATGTTGACTCGGCATCACAAGCGGAGCAGCAACATCCTCTTTGCTTTCAACCTTCTTATCCTCAACCTTGTTATTAAGTATTGGAACTTTAACAGGGGGCAAGTCGGTTTTGGGTTTGGGCACTTCCTTAGGACGCCAGGTTGGGTTTTCAACTCTATAACCTTCGGGTCCAAGGGAATAACGTGACCAATTCTGGAAAAGTGCGTCAATCATCTTATCACTTGATCCTGCATACCCAGGGTTTAACTCCAAGAAGGCAGATACTGGGACTTGATAACGTTTGATTTTCTCATCCCAATAAGAGTCAGCTGGATAATAAACCACTCTGTCAGGCCGAGCAGAAACAGGGTTCACCGGTCCAAAAACAACAGATGTGTTCTTGGACTCAGGGAATTCCTTTCTACCTGGCAACGGAGGTTTTCGGGGTTTGACATATTGCGGGGCGAAATCTTTTGCTTCATCGGGCAGCGAGACACTAACTGTGTCTGCAACCACAGATGCTGCAGAAGATACGGATCGCTGGCTTTTGGAAAGATAAGTTCCAGCCTCGCGATGCATCTGCTTGATACGATTGCGGCGTTGGCGCCTCTTCGCTGACGCGGACAGTTTTGAGGCTGTCGACATGTCAAGAAAACGCTATTAAAATACAAAATTTTAAAAGTGTTAATTGTAAAAGGAGAACTTTTTAAACAAAGAATCTAAAAGAAAATATTAAAG